TGATTCTTCTCCTAACTGTTCGGCCCGCACGTCGCAAATGCGGGATGACACCGATTTTAGGAGAGGGCCGGGCGGTTCTCCTAACGCCGCCCGGCATTACACACGCAAAGGAGGCGCGTGATGGAAGACGATACGACGTTCGCTGCGCTCGCTGAGGTCCTGAAACCGATGAACACGACGAAGGACATCGCGGACCGTTGCGGCATCAAGGAGGGCACCTTGGCGTACTGGCGTGGTGCGGGAATCGGCCCGAAGTTCGTGAAGGTGGGACGAATCGTCATGTATCCGAAGGAGCAGATGATCGCCTACTTCAAGGAACACCTCTACCAGAGCACATGTGAATACGAGGGAAAGGAGTCGGCATGAAAACGATTCGCAAGGCCTGCGTGCAGGCAGTGTTCGACGAGTTCGAGACCCAGGGCGAAATAGTCCACCAATTCAACGGGGATGCGGAGGCCATGAGGCAGCTCGGCCACATCGTCGGCTACGTCGACCTTGACGTCACCGGAATAGTGGATCTCGTCATCGACACGATCAACGAGGAGCTGTGATGGCACTCAGGAGAATCGACGCGGAAACGCTGCTGATGCCACCCGAACCGCCGAAGGACACGGTGATCATGTTCGGCTTGACCGGCTATGCGATTCGCGTCACGGGCAAGGGCGCCAGCCTCATGGAGCTCGACGTCGACGGAAGCCAGGAGCTGGCGAGCATCGGGAAAGACCAGGCAAGGAAATTCATTCAAAAAATCGGAGGCGCAAGATGACCGACAACGATTATCGCATCGAGGACAGGTCCGAAAAGGGAAGGCCGAACTACACGCTCAGGCGTTTGAAGTTCGCGTTGGCCGTCGTCGGCCTGGTCGTGAGCGTGACGCTCATGCTCACCTGGCATGGCGGCGGCCTGACGGGCGCGCTTGTGGTGGAGGGCGTGTATCTGGCCACGGCCCTGTGGCTGACGGTCAGGTTCGCTCCACGCGATGGCGTGGATGGCGTCTGACCGTATCCGCCGGCGTACAAGGACGCGGACGGATGGCGGAGGCGTGGGTCCCTTCATCTCACATTGCATTTCACGCATGCGCTCTCACGTCTTCCGCCGTCACGCCGTTCGCTGCGGGTTCGAATCCCGCCGCCGGCGCTTGGCCGGACCGTCAACGCCGCCCGCATCCCCGCTTCGTTCAGCTTTCTTGAGGGGTGTGGGAACGATGGGTGTGCTTCTTTGCTGTCATGGCGCCCAGCGGTCCGGCTCATATCAATCAATCTCATATCAATCAAGGTCAAGGGAGGAACCGATGAAGGAGATTCTGCCGCATTGGCATTTCAGTCCGAACGCTCCGGTCATGGACGTCGGCATGAAGGGGATGACGCGTGGCGACAGGGCGGTGGCGGAGGCGTGCCGTCGTGCGATGGAGGGCGAGGCGTGGAAGGAGCTGGTGATCCTCGAATCGTTGGGCGTGCGCTTCACCGAACTGGTGGGACGGTTCGTGTCCGAGGTGGCGTCTCCGGTGTTGGAGGTGATGCCTGGTGACAGTTTCCATCAGGGCGCGAAGGCTCAGTTGTCGCACATGGTGAAGACCAGGGATGGTGGCGAGACCATCCGCATCATCAAGACTCTCGCCGTGAAAGGTAGGTTCTGATGGCTGGCGAGACGATCATCGCGGTGGTGGGCAATCTGACCGCGGATCCGGAGTTGAGGTCGACGAAGAACGGCAGGAGCGTGGCTGGGTTCACGATCGCGTCCACTCCGCGCACGTTCGACCGGCAGTCGCAGCAGTGGACCGATGGGGACGCGTTGTTCCTCCGCTGCACGGTGTGGGGTGATCTGGCCGAGCATTGCGCCCGTTCCCTCGCCAAGGGCATGCGTGTGGTCGCCCAGGGCAGGCTGACCCAGCATTCGTGGGAGGACGAGCAGCATCAGAAGCGTTCTTCCGTGGAATTGCAGGTGGATGAGATCGGCCCTTCCTTGCGGTATGCGACGGCGCAGGTGTCCAAGGCGCAGCGGGGTACGGCTGGAGCGTATGGCAATCCGGCTTCCATGCCGGCGGGTTATACGGGCGGAGCCACCGCTTCGTTGCCTCCGTCGGACCCGTGGGGTCAGCCACAGAACCAATCGGCATCGTTCGGTGATTTCGGCAAGCCGGAATCCGAACCGGATTTCTAAGGATGAATCATGAGTATGAAGGCATTGGAGTGGGCCATGTACGACGTGCCCGCCGAAATGGCCAAAGGGTCGCTTCTCCGCATCCTCCTCGCGCTCGCCGACCACGCCGACACCGAAGGCCGTGGCGCGTTCCCATCCCAGAAGCGCCTGTGCGCTCTCACCGGGTACAGTCGCCGCACCATCCAGCATGGATTGCACGACCTGGAGGCATCCGGATTGATCGTCAAGGGCGACCAGAGGCTCACCGAACACTACGGACGCCACCGTCCAATCGTATGGAACCTCAGCATGGAGGATTTTAGAGGCGCAAAAACTGCGCCCCTAAAAAAGAACGAATCCGAGGCGCAGCATACTACGCCCCAAAACAGCCAAGAGGCGCAATTAGGGGCGCAAAAAACAGCCGTTAGAGGCGCAATTAGGGGCGCAGTATCACTACGCCCAAACCTATATAAGGAAGAAAGTTATATAGAACCTAGAGAGAGTAACGCGCGCGCGAGAAAACCAATCCCAATACCAGCCGACTGGAAACCCTCTGAGGAACACAGGGCGCTCGCCGACAGGCTCGGCATCGACTGCGACATCGAAGCCGAAAAATTCCGCGACAGGGCCCTCGACTCGGCAGCCCGCTCGGCCGACTGGAACGCGAAATACCGCAACTGGCTCGTCAAAGGCAAGGAACGCGGATTCGCCACACCAAAAGATTCCAACGCTCGCCTACGGTTCACGTGGGGCAGCGAAGAGGTCAAACGGGTGCTCGGCCCGATAGCCTGCGAAGGCACGGACACGTACATGGAGCTCGCATGCAAGGTCGCGGACCTGCTCAACCAGGGCTTGGACCCGGACATGCTGCGCCGTCAGCTCGCGAACGTGCCCGGCGACGTATTGGCCGAACAACTGTTCGAACAGGAGGCGGCGGCATGAACGCCATGACCATCGCACACATGGCCGGCGTCCTCACCTCGGCCATCCAGGCCGCCGACCGATTGGAACTCGACGCGCTCAAAGGCCCGGCGCTCGCCGATATGGACCTTGACCGCATCCGCGATATCAAACGCGACTGCTCGACCTGCATCAACCTGCTCGACCAGCTCGGAAGGGAGCGACGATGAGCGACCGGCAATTCCAGGAATCGAAACGCGTCGCCTTGCAACGTCAGGGTTGGCATTGCATGCGTTGCGGACGCAACCTGCACGGCCCGACCGTCTGGCCGGGTAGGAGCGGCCATCACCGGCAGTTGCGCCGTCGTGCCGATCCCGCCGTGCGTGACCTGCCGTGCAACATCGTGGAACTGTGCGGTTCCGGCACGACCGGCTGTCATGGTTGGGCGCACGCGCATCCGGCCGAGGCGGAACGGTTCGGCTACATCATCCCGAGCTGGCGCGCTCCGCTCAGCGTGCCGATACGCGATTGGAACGGCGACTGGTGGTGGCTGCTGGATGACGGCACGGCGCAACGGCTCACGCAAATCGAAATCATCGAATGGCAAAGCACTTGGAAGGAAGAATCATGAGGAAACAGGACAAAGACCGGAATGGGAAGCCGGAGGCGCTCCTGTGGGTCGACGTGGAGACCACTGGCGTTGACCGCGACCTGGACGAACTGCTGGAGGTCGGCATGCGCTGCACGAGCGTCAACGCTACCGAAACGTACGGGACGCTCACGCGTCTGGTGAAGCCGCAGGGCCTCACGTTCGACGATTTCACGCCCGTCAGCTTCAGCATGCACTGCGATTCCGGACTGCTGTACGCCCTGGTGGACTCCGACCCGTCCAGAACCAACCGCAAGGCCGTCGCTGATGCGATCCTCGAATTCCTGGACAGCCTCGCGCAACGCTTCACGCTGGTTCCAGCCGGAACGAACGTGGATTTCGACCTGGACTTCCTGCGCAGGCTGGATCCGGATATCGTGCGCCGCATGTCGTACCGGAAGCTGGACGTGACCACATTGCGACATCTGGCCGACTGGTTCGCGGGCGAAAACCCGTACGGCAGGCATTCCAGCCATCACCGCGTCCGCTGGTGCATCGAACGCGACATCAGCGACTACCGCAGCCTGTACAAGTCCATCACTGGAAGGACCATGTGATGATCCGCGAACGAACGTCCTACTCGTGCGTGTGCGACGGCTGCGGCTACGAACAGTTCGACGATTACTGGAGCGAGGACGCCGCGCTGGCGCAGGCGGAGGATGACGGATGGACGTACTGCGAGGACTCGCAGGGCGACTGGGGGACCTACTGCCCGAATTGCCATCCCATGTACGTGTGCCACCATTGCGGACTCAAATCCGACTGCAATGAACCCGGATGGCAGGAGCGTGACGGCCACGTGGACTGCCCCAACCACCTGCACGCCGACTGCCGCGAATGCCGCTGCCACGACATCGGCACCAGATACCGTCTCGAATACCAGGGATGGAGCCACGAACTCGACCTGTGCCCCGACCACAATCCGAAAAGGAACCGCAAATGAGCCCCAAACCCTACGAAAGCCTCGACATGACCGCCAAGTCCAGCACGAAAGGCAACTGCATCATCCTGACCATCCGCGAAGGCCATTCCATAGGCCCGTACGCATACCAGCTCACCAGCTACAGGCTCACGCCCGACAAGGCCGAACGTCTCGCCGACATGCTCGACACCGCATTGAACGAAGCCGAAAACAAACGAGAAAGAAACCAGCCATGACCAACAGACCAATCCGAATCCATGTGGCGGCACACGCATGACCACCGCCGCATTGATCATCCTCACCGCAACCATCATCATCGCCTACCTGGGAAGCCTCTAATGAAACGAACAGCCAAACACACCACCGAAACCATCGCCAGCATCCTCGCAGCCATCCTCGCAGCCATCCTCACGACGGCCGCGCTCGCGGGCTGCGGGGCGCGCGGAGAGGGAACCTCCGAACCTGATCCACGGACCAGCACCGCATGCAAGCGCTGGTCTAACACGTCGATGCGAGAATGCGTTGTCGAACTGCAGGACGCGCGTCGCGTCACCTGCGTCTCCTCGACCGCAGGCATGAGCTGCGACTGGGACCATGTGAGCGGCGCGGACAAGGAGCCGGCAAGATGAGCTACAACGTCGTCACCCAGGAAGGCGTCAGAACGTTCGAGGACATCGACGATGCTGGCGACTACGCGCAGGCCATGTCCTTGAGGACTGGCGAACCGGTCAAGGTGTTCCCCGCCGAGACCGGACTCGTCGCATTCACCGTCCGCCCAACCACGAAGGACACGAAATGAGAATCGATTTCAACAGCAAGTATGGCGTTTTCGCCATCAAAGCCGAAAACAAAGAGGAAAAAACCCAGCTCAAAACGTCGGCGGTCGCCATCTGCAATCTCATCATCGATTTTTTTGACGGTGAAGTCCAAGAAATGAAGGCGGCGAAGGAATGAAACGCATCACACTCAAGGACACAAAATGAGCAATCGAAGTTATTTGGTGCCAAGGCCGCCAGCGTTCGACCATGAGCATCCCAGACCGAAGGAGGAAGGCGAGGTGCTGTACTGCGGAAATTGCCAAAAATGGTACGTATCATGGTTTCCCCTCACCGAAGTTAAAACCATATGGGGCCGCCGCCCCGAATGGTGGATACGCATCTTCCACCGCAAACCATACGAGACGATCATCCAGCAAATACGAAGGAAAACGAAATGAAAGTGAAGAAAACACTCGTGGACATGATCATCAAATGGCATCAGGCCGGATACAGCCTCGATGAGATCTCGCCACTGGTTCCTCAAGTCCCCAAAGAGGAAATCAAAGCGATAATCCAACAACACCACGAATAACAAGAAACCCGACCTTCCGGCCGGGCTCCTGACACCACCAGAAGACTACCACGCCGGAGGGAATCGAACAAATGTACGAACCAACCAACGAATCCCAACCAACCACCACCAACACCACAACAAACACCAGCCAAACAACACCAGCGCTCGCCGGCGTGTGCCTCGTCTGCGGCGGAGAATGCGCTGTCGGCGACACCATGTGCACGAGATGCGATGGGCTGATGCGCGGCTGGCTGCGGGAATATCCATCATGGTTGGATTCGCTACATGAGTTCCTGGACTCGACCGCGCACTACGGAGGCCACCAGCCTGGACGCGTCAACCTTCCAGCCGCGCCGACGCCAATCCGATTGCCGGTGCTCGACCACATGCAGGCCATCGAGGATGCCGCAATCGCACTCTGGCGCCGGTTGTACGCTCCGCCCGCCATGCCTTGGGCTACCTATGGCGTGCATCCGCCGCTGGTGGACATGCTGCGTGTCTGCGCCGGCAGTCCTCGGCTGCGCCGCCTGCCTGACATCGCCGACTTCTACCATGCGTGGGAGTCGATGGTTCGAAAGACGCTGGACATCATCGACGTGCCGCCTGCGAAACATGGCATCGGAAGATGCCCGAACCCGCTGTGCGGAGTCGAATTGACCGCGGCGGTCGGCGCGGTAAGCGTTGCATGTCCCGTGTGCGGCAACACTTACCTTGTGGAGGATGTGCGGTTGGGGTTCCTGAGGGAATGCGTTCGGTCGGGACGCGCGTTCACGGCGGTGGCGTGCGCGGAACTGCTGCGCGAATGCGGATTCCAGTGCAACGCGAACACGATTCGCTCATGGCGCAAGCGCGGCAGGCTCCAACCGGTCGGTAAAAACGCGAAGGGGCAGCCGTTGTACAGGCTTTCCGACGTGCATGGACAGGTCGTGCGACGCGACTCGATTTGACAAAATCGAAAGTGCAACGCACAATTGTCAGTGGATTAGAGGGTTCAAACCGAGGCGACTTGGTTTGAACCCTTTTCATATCCACCTTGGATTCTCCTAACTCCTTGGGCTACGTAACACCGTCCTGTCCGAACGGCATATCGGACACGCTCCGCCCACTCACGTCAGAGTGGGCATACACCAACAGTGGCAGGCAAGCCAATCCCGCGCTTACGTGATGCGGTGATGCTCAAACCGCCTGTCCATGCCTTCGTAGGAATCAGTGGCAGATCACACCGGTCGCAGATCTTCAGATCCTCTTCCTTGCGGCCGCGTGTATGCGCGGGTTCGACTCCCGCCGAAGGCGCTCCATGAATAACCTCGTGAGGGGATATCCGCAGATGACGGGATCCCTAGTCGACACGTGGTCGGCCATGCTAGGACTTCATACGAAGGAATAACCATGAGCAAGCGACGCAACGAGCGGGTCAGCAACGGATACCGGCGGCGCATGCTCAGGCAAAGAGTGCTGGCCGCATACGATGTGTGCGCCATCTGCGGCAAGCCAGTCGACAAGACATTGAAGACACCACATCCGATGAGCGCCGAAGTGGATGAGCTCATACCGGTCTCACGCGGCGGTGATCCATACAGCTTCACTAACTGCAGGCTCACGCACCGCATCTGCAACAGGATGAAGAGCGACAAGACAGACGAGCACGCACGAGCGCTGCTGGCTGGCAGACAGGAAGTGAAATCAAGCTCGATGCCGTTCAAAACGTTCGGCATCTGACCCGATACCAGGGCAGGGTACCCGGTCATACCCCCTTGGGGTAGCCTCGGGTGCAGTGCCGATTTCTCCCCGCGGATTCAAACGTCGGAAACAGGGGAAACAACGAAAGGTCGGAAAGCGAGGATTACGCCGATGAAGTGCGAACTCTGCGGCAAGGAATTCCAGCCTTCCGGCCACGGGCGGCCTCAGAAGTACTGTTCCAAGTCCTGCCGCCAGAAAGCCGATTATCGTCGGAAAAAGAACAGGCCCGCACAGGACCGGAACAGTAAGCCGCCCGTCAAAGCCGTGGAAACGAAACAGAAGCCGGAGCAGGATCTCGACCAGCGGAGCTTCGAACGGATGATGGACGGCAGCATGCTGGACATACTGCGAGACAACCGTGACCTGCTGCTCAAGGCCATGGCCGATCCCACGACGCCGGCGAACGCGCTGCCCGCGATCAGCCGCCAGCTCATCGCCGTATGCGACCGCATCGAATCGCTCCAGGTCGGTGGCCTGACCGACCTGCTTGACGATGAGGAAGACGAGGTGACGGACGATGTCGGAGCGTCGATTGTCTGAAATCGCCAAGGTCCTCCGCCAGCCGGAAGGCATCGTCGGCAGCGAGTTCACGCGAATCAACAAAGCCGCGCGCAAGGCCGGCATCCGTTTCGACTTGTGGCAGCAGGGCTTCTTGTGGCTTCTGTTCGCCAAGAACGCGGAAGGCAAGTATGCGTGTGGCGCGGACGGCGCCGTGCTGTCCAGCTGCAGGCAGATCGGCAAGACCTTCACCGTCGGCACCGCGTTGTTCCTCAAGGCGATACTCACACCGAACCTGAAAGCCATCTGGACCGCCCACCATACGCGCACCAGCGACGAGACATTCGCGGACATGTGCGAGATGGAGCACAATCCAGTGCTCGGCCGGTACGTGGAACGCATTCGCAGAGCAAACGGCCAACAGGAGATCACGTTCACGTCCGGCAGCCGCATCATGTTCGGCGCCCGCGAAAACGGTTTCGGCCGAGGATTGCACAGCGTGGACGTGGCCGTGTTCGACGAAGCGCAGATCCTCACCGTGCGCGCGATGGACAACATGATTCCGGTTTTGAACACGAGTCCTAACCCCCTGGTCGTGTATATGGGCAATCCACCCAAGCCGGGAGACCAGTGCGATGCGTTCACGGAGAAACGCATGCATGCGCTGAACCATGACGGAAACCTCCTCTACGTGGAGCTCGCCGCCGACAAGGACGCGGATCCGGACGACCGCGAACAGTGGGCTAAAGCGAATCCCAGCTATCCGAAACGTACAAGCGAACAGGCAATCATGCGCATGCGCAACAACCTGTCGGACGATTCATTCCGTCGTGAGGCGCTTGGCATATGGGACGAGACCGCCACCGCATACGCCATCAGTCCCGACCTGTGGCAGGCCGCGGCCGTCGACGACGTGCCCGAGGGCGGCACGGTGAGCTTCGGCATCGACATGCCTCCGGACAGGAGCGTGCTGACCATCGGAGCGGCGCTACGATACGCGGACGGTTCGGCCATCGTCCAGATGGCGAACATCAAGGACGCGCGGCAGGCGGGAACCATGTGGGCCGTGGACTGGCTCGCTGAACGCTGGCCGAAGACCGCCAGCGTGGTCATCGACGCCCAGTCGCCCGCTATGAGCCTGCTGCCGGAACTGAAGAAAGCACATGTGAAGGTCATGGTCACGAACATGCAGGAGATGGGCCGCGCATGTGGCCGGTTCCTCGACATGCTCAAAGCCGGAACGCTCAAGCATCCGCGGGACGAATACCAGCCGCAGCTGGCCGCAGCCGTCAAGGGCGCGACCACGCGCCCATTGGGACAGTCCGGCGCGATCGCCTGGAACAAACTCGGCAGTGACATTGACATAACCCCGCTCGTGTCCACCACACTCGCCCTGTACGGGGCGTGCACGACGAAACGACATCCGGGAAGACGACAGGAGGTGATGGTCTGATGGTGTTCTACATGGCCGACGGCACTACGGTAAGCACGGCACCGAAATTCACCGGCAGCAGCTACCTCGATACCGCGAGCGGCAACATCGGCGCCATCCTCGGCGTCGACGACGAGGACATGCCCATCATCCACGAACTGTTGCGCGTATGGCGAGAGAAATATCCACGCAACCTGATCCGCGGAGCCTACTACGACTGCAAGGAACGGTTCAAGGACTTCGGAATCTCCATCCCGGACCAGATCAAAAACAAGGTCGAGGCGATGATTGGATGGCCGGAACTGGCCGTCCGCTCATTGAGCGATTTGAGCGACCTGGAAGGGTTCAGCATTTCCGGTGACGACACGATGGGTGTTGGCGACCTGTTCGAGGACAACCAATTGGACGTGGCCACGTCCGAACTGATCGTATCCGCATACAAGCATTCATGCAGTTTCCTGACCATCGCCGCAGACCCGGAGGATCCGGAACGAATCAGTATGATTCCGCGTTCCGCCGACTGGTCCGCGGGCATCTGGGACCGGCGCAACCATCGTCTGGCCGCCGCGTTGACCATCACCGAGGACGATAAGGACGGGCGGATATGCGCGTTCAACGTGTGGCTTCCAGGCAAGGTCTACGAATGCTCCGGCCACCTGATGCCATGGCATGCGGAGAAAATCGAAACGAACTTCGATCAGCCGACGGTCGTCTCGCTCGCCTATGACAGGCAGATGGACCGGCCGTTCGGCCACAGCCGCATCAGCCGTTCGCTCATGAGCCTTGTCGATGCTGGATTCCGTACCGTGGTCCGCATGGAGGCGTCTGCCGAATTCTATTCCGTCCCCAAACTCTGGTTCATCGGAGCGAACAGGGACGCGTTCAGCAGCAACACGTGGAAGAGCCTCATCCAGGCGATCAACGCGATCAGTGCCGACGAGGACGGCAACCTTCCCCAATTGCAGCAGGTGCAGCAGGCGTCCATGACACCCCATTCGGACATGCTCAAGACGATGGCCATGCTCGTCGCCTCGCAGACCCGGGTGCCGGTCGACTACCTGGGCATCACATTGGACAACCCGACCAGTGCCGAGGCCATGGCGTCCGCCGAACGACGTCTGACACGCATCGCAGACAAGCAGAACGTGGCCTTCGGACGGGAACTCAAACGGGCCATGGGCATCGCCGTGGCGTTGCGCGAAGGCGCGAACACGATACCGGACTCCATACGCGACGTGCACCCGGTATGGGCACCGACAAGGGAGGTCTCCGATGCGGCGCGCGCCGACGCGTTCACGAAGATCGCCGACAAGGTCACCGGCTACGCCGACTCCGACGTCGGACTCGAACGCCTCGGCCTGAGCCGTGAGGAAATCACGCGTCTACGCGCCGACCAGCGCAAGGCACGCGCGCAGAACGTCGTGGACCAGCTCAAGATCCGCGCGGCGCAAAACAGCCAGCAGCAGGAGGCGTCAGATGAATCTGAACAATCTGAATCTGCCTCCGGAACGCCGCAAAGCATTGGAACAGGTACTTGACCAAGCATGGAAGGACTACCAGGACAACCTCACGAACCTGACCGACGCGGCCGCCGATGAAATCGAGACCGTACTGGAACGCGACCCGTTGAACGCGCGCGAAACGGTGCGTGAATACACGGCCGCGGCCAACCGCCTCGCCGACGACTATTATGCGACGGTACGCACCGCATGGGCCGAATACGCTGGCGTGACCATGCCAGACTTCGACCCTGGATCTGACCTGGAACCGGAACGGGTACTTTGGCAGGTCCAAGGCGGCTTCGCCAACACCGACTACAACGGATTGACCTACTCGCAGGTCATGGCAGGCCAGGCACGATCCGGCGCGACCATCGACGACCTGTGGCCATCATTCTCGAACATCGACGACGCGCAACAGTTCATCACCGACATGATCCGCACCGGCGCCCGATTGACCGAACGACGGAACATACGACTCGACCCCACGAAACCAAAATGGGCGAGAGTACCAAAAGGTCCCAAAACATGCGCGTTCTGCGCCATGCTCGCCTCACGCGGCTACGCATACACCAGCGAGGAAGCGGCAGGTGGCAAAGGCAACATCTACCACGCCGACTGCCATTGCCAACCCATGCCGAACTGGGGCAAACAGGTGCTCGCCGGATACGACGAAACCGCATACAAAGCCGAATACGAGCGAATGAAAGCGCTCGCCGACCGCGAATACGATGGAGACATTCTCAAAGCGTACAGGAGCTCTCCCGGCGTGTGCACGGATTCCGTGGTCCCCGAAGCATTGAAGAAGACTCCGGGCCGTCCGCCGAAGTTCGACGCGAAGCATCCGTTCAGGACCTTCCTTGGAAGCGGAAACCTGAGGGATGCGGTCGTGGGGACGAATCCGATGTTCGATGAGGGTCCGGAATACAGGAACAACTGCCAGCGTTGCGTCGTCGCTTACGAAATGCGCAGGCGAGGATACGCAGTCACCGCGATGCCGAGGCCGATGGATCCCAGGACAGGACTTCCGGCCTTGGACACGGACACTAACCGGTGGGGAAGCTCCTTTAAAGGCGATTGGCGGTCTTGTGGCTCCGATTCAGGTCTTGATGGCGCTTCGGCGCTTTTGGATGAATGGGGCAAAGGCAGCCGCGCGTTCGTCGAAGTGGAGTGGCTTGATGGAACGAGGCATGTCTTCGTCGCGGAGAACCTGAAAGACGGGATACATTTCATGGACCCGCAAACCGGGTCGATGAACGTGTCAAGGTATTTCGAAATGGTCAACCATGGCATGACACGTATAATGAGGGTAGACGATGCGGAACCTACTGAACTGGTGTTGAAATACTGCAAGGAGGGCCAGAGATGATATTGACGGATGCCATCGGCCTCGTCCTTGCCGAATATCCCGGCATGAGGGCGATAGGCGCTGCGGAAAATTCCGACGCATGGATCATCGGCCTTGATTTCGCCGCTTCGACCAGTGAACATCCGGTACCTGGAACGCCAAGCATCGCGGTCGATAAAACATCAGGCGTTTTGCATAGCCTTACTCCTGGAACGGATGAATTCTGGCATTACATGACCGGTGCCAGGAAAGTGCCCATCCCACAGGTCTGAAATCATTCCAAGCCACCCACATGGGTGGCTTTTCTTATGCCATTTTTGGTGGATTGCCGGAGTAGACGAACGGACCCGACTGTAAATCGGGTGCTTCACAGCCACGCAGGTGCGAATCCTGCATCCACCACTCGACCAGCCGGTCCGGTTGGTGGCGACCATGCGCCGTATCGCGTGGGAGGACCATACAGCGCACCGTGGCGCGGTCGAACTCGAATCCACGGGAAACAGCAAGAAGGAGCACAGCATGTTCAACAGATTCCGATTCCCGGCCCGTATCCGTCTCATCGACGGCGGCGGGGACGAGGGCGGTTCCGGCGATAGTGGCGACGGCGGCGAGCCGAAATCGTTCACCCAGGAACAGGTCGACCAGATCGTCGAGAAAAGGTTGGCGAAGGAGCGCGGCAAGTACAAGGACTACGACGAGCTCAAATCAAAAGCCATGAAACTCGACGAGATGGAGAACGCCGGAAAGAGCGAAATCGACAAGCTTAAGGAATCGAACGCCGCATTGCGCAAGCAGATCGACGACGCCGCGGCCGAGAAACAGCACGCCGAATGGGTGTCCGAAGTCGCCAAAGACAAGGACGTTCCGGCCGAACTGCTCCGCGGCGGCAGCAAAGAGGAACTCGAAGCGCATGCGGACCTCCTGCGAGCGGCATTGCATCCAGCATCCAGGCCGCCGAGGGTGAAGAACCAGACAGGCTCTCCTTCGCACCAGAACAACAACAAGGACGCCGAAGAGCTCTCGTACATCCATCAGCTCCTCGGCAGATAACGACTGAAAGGACAAGCCATCATGGCGATGAAAACAGACCAGATCAAGCTCCCCGTGAGCGTGGCCACCGAAATCGTGAACAAGGCCAAGGACACCAGCACCATCGCGTCCCTGAGCCCCAGCACGCCGCAGATCTTCTCCGACGCCGACTACCTCGTGTTCAACGGCAAGAGCGAAGCCGAGGTCGTGGCCGAAGGCGCGGTCAAGAACAGTTACGAGCAGACCGTGGATTCCGTCGTGGCGAAGCGCTTCAAGGTGCAGACTACCACCCGCGTCACGAGCGAACTCCAGTGGGCCGACGAGGACAACCAGCTGCAGATCATCCGCAGCATCCAGGCGGATCAGGCAGCCGCTTTGGGCCGTGCGCTCGACTACGTGATCTACCATGCGATTAACCCGAAGACCGGCACCGCGCTTTCCGGATTCAACCCGTTGAGCACGTCCGCCGTGCAGGTGATCGCCGGCGATGACGAAATCAGCAACGTGGACGCCCTGGCCGATGCGCTGAACGACTCCTACGACATCAACGGCGTGGCATTGTCCAAGACTTGGGCGTCCCGTCTGCGCAAGCTGCGCGTCCCCTCCACCGGCATGCGCTTCTATCCGGAGATTCCGCTGAACCTGCAGGCCGGCAGCCTGGACGGCATCACCGCCGCGACCTCTGGCACCGTCAACGGACGACTGGCCTCGACCCCGACGAAGGTGCTCGCGTTCATGGGAGACTTCAGCCTCATCAAATGGGGCATGGTCCGCGACCTGACCAGCGAGATTATCGCCTACGGCGACCCGGACCAGACCGGCGTGGACCTGAAGGCCCACAACCAGATCGCATACCGTACCGAAGCGATGTACGCGTTCGCCGTCATCGACCCGAACGCGTTCGCCGTGCTCAAGACCAAGTGAGGTGAACGATGAGTTTCCCCATCCAGACGCTTGTGATCAACCCCGCAGGCGAGGAAAAGCACACTGTCGGCCCGTTGGACGCGCAGGTGCGGCTTGTCAACACTGACGGCACCGCCTTCTCCGCCGGTTCCGGTGCCTACGAACTGCCGGAGGCCGGCAAGGACACCCTCGGCGGCATCAAGCAGTTCGCGCCCGAACAGACGATTGGCAACGTTGACGGCAACATCGTCAAGGCCGCCGCAGCCGCTCCGACCAAGGATGAATTCGACAAGCTCGTCACGGCTTTCAATACTTTGGCGAAACAGTTCGATGACACTATCACCGGCCTCGCGGCCTCCGGGGTGATCAAGCTGCCGGACAAGAAGTGACCATGACGGACGAACCGGACATGTTCGCCACCTCCGACGATCTCGAACGGAGGTGGCACAAGCTCACCGACGATGAACGTCAGAAAGCCGACACGCATCTCGCGGACGTGACCGACTACATCAAGGAACGCTCGCCCATCTGGCGGCGGCTCCTCGAAGAACGGCCACGCCTGCTGACGAAGATCACCTGCGACATCGTCCGCAGAATCATGCAGGCCGACCCGTACGACATTCCCGGCGGCATCACGCAGATGAACCAGACCACCGGCAGCTTCAGCGAACAATACAGTTTCGGAGCGCCCACCGGCGATCTCTGGCTGCGCGACGACGAGAAACGCATCCTTGGCATCAACGCCCAACGCGCGTTCAGCGTCGACATGGCCACAGGTGAGGTGTCCTGATGGAAACCATCGAAGTATGGCGCGGCCAACCCACGACCGACACGGACGGCAACCCCATCCAAGGCAAGCCAGCCCGCGTCGGCACGTTCCAGGCGTTGGTCGCGCCGGTCTCCGCCACCGACCAGACCGAGGAGAACGCCAGCCCACGGACCATCGAATACACGATCCACATCCGCGGCAGCCAGCCATCCGGCATCCAGTCCTCTGACCTGATCAAAGTCAGAGGCCTGTTCCTGCCCGTCAAAGGCGTCCCACAGGTGTGGAGCAACGTCCGCGGACGGCACGTCGGCGACGTGGTCACCGTGGGCGAGCGGAAAGGATAGACCATGGCCAAACGATGCAGATTCGTGTTCAACCGCAAGGCATTCAGCCAACAGGTGCTGAAGAACGAGACCCTGCGTGACCGCATGCGCGACGCCGCCAACGAGGCCGTCACCGACAGCCGCTGCATGGTGCGCGACCATAACGGCGCGAACCGCAATGGCGTGGCCATCCTCTGTCCCGCACCCGTGGAGAAGGCGCACGGCACATTGGAGGACACACTCGGGAGGATGCGCGTATGAGCATCCCCGTCACCCCGCGGCGCACGGAGCCGCTGCTCCTGCCCAGGCTGCGGGAGCTGTTCCCGGACGTGACGTTCGACACGATCGAACGCAACGACCTCGAACCGCCTTTCATGGAAGCCACGTTGGCCGACTCCATGCAGGGCATGAGCACTCCCATCTCGCAGTACGTGCGGCTGCGGCTGAGCGTGCGCTGCATGAAAGAGGATCATACGGGCGACTGGGACAAGGCCGCACGCCTGTGGGCCGACATCGCGAGGGAGATCATCGGGCTTGGAACCGTCGCGCCGCTCATCGACGCGTCACTCGAATCCGGGCCGGTACGCATGACTGACGAGGACAAGAGGCTGGTGTGCGCGTACGGCGTGCTCCTGCTCGAGGTCACCGTCAACTGAAACACAACCAAAGACAACGTGCCGCCACACGCGAAGAACGGAAAGGTGCAGACGAATGTCTGACAACAACGAAAAAACCACCGTCGCCGCGCAGGGCGCGACCGACTACGGGTACGTGTCCAGCGGCAACACCGCAGGCAACGTGCGCCTGATCAAGAACTACGCGCTGTTCCTGTTTCCAAAGGGCGACAGCACGTTCGTGGCTCCGACCGGAGTGGCCTGGACCCCGCCGGTAAGCAAGAAGCCGATCGGCTACTCCACGGAGGACGGCGCCGTACTGCATCCGGAGCCGGGCGACAGCACCGACTACAAGGCCCACAACGGCGACATCGTGCTGTCCGACACGGATCCGGGCTACTGGACCCTGCAGCTCGCCGCCATGGAGGGCCGCAAGGATGTGGTGTCGGCCTACTTCGACGTGGACGTCGAATCCGACGGAGGCATCAGCATCAAGGGAGCCGGACTGAAGAAGGAATGGATCCTCGTCCTGGTCGCGCTCGACCAGCGGGACCGTCCGTTCCTCCTGTACGGCACCAACTCGAAGGTGTCCGACCGTGACGACGTGAGCCTGAAATCCAGCGAGATCATGAATTTCAGCATGACGTTCAAGATGCTCAAGGGAGACAAGGGCGAGCAGTTCCACGCCTGGGGCCTCGTCACCGAAGACGGCAAGTGACCCATTGATTCTTCCCGTGCGGCCGATGGCGGTCGACCGCACGGGACCATTACCCATAACCGCCGATAACCATGAAACGGAGACGAAATGAGCGACAACACCTACCATGTCGTGGACGTGGACCTTACCGACGCGGAGGAGCTCAAACCCGACGTGCACCTCGAGGTCGCCGGCGTCAAACTCGACCTGCCGAACCTCAACAACGCGGAACTGCCCATCGAACTCGTCCAGGCCATCCTCCTGGTCAAAAGCAAGCCCGCATTGTCCGACGAGGAAACCACGGCCTGCGTGAGCACGTTCCTCGCCTACTTCCAGACGATGCAGCCGAACTTCTGGAACGTGCTGCGCAAGACCAAACGTCCGATGGCCTACCTCACCGCGACCATCAAGGCGTGGGCCGAGGAATCCGGACTGGACCCAAAAGCGTTTACCTCGCCCACCTCTGGAACAACAATCGCGCGGCGTTAGCCTACGACTGGATCCGAGCGTACGGGCAGATCTACAGGCCCGTACGCTTCCGGGAATGGGTTGAAGGCCAACGTCCACGAGTCGATTGGGGACTCGCCTGGGCGTTGACCCGCGAAATCCTCAAAGACCATACGAGCCACTCGTGGATGGCGTTGCAGAACGCCGTCTACGCGCCCGACGGAGCCGAACAGGCGGTCTGGACGCTGTCCGGACAACGCAAACGCCCATGGTTCGACCACGAGCACGACCCGCTCCGCCCGCCGACACCGACGCACAGCCTCACCCGTCGGCAGCGCGAGGACAGGGAACGGCTCAAAGCCTACTTCCACATCAACGACGACCTCTGACTCCGACCGCCATCGGAATCCCGACACACAGCAAGGAACACGATGGCAGCACAGGACATCGGCGTCGCATACGTCCACGTCGAACCATCCGGCAAGGGATTCGGCAAAAGCATCGAAGGCGACATCGGCGACGCCGTCAGCAAAGCCTCTAGGAAAGGCTCCAACACCCTCGTCTCTAAGATCGGCGGCGCGTTCGGCAAGATCGGCAAGGTCGGCACAGGCGCGATCGCCACCATCGCAGGCGGCATCACCGCACTGGCCGCCAAGGGCGGCTTCACGCGCGCCCTCAACATCGAGAACGCGCAGGCCAAGCTCAAAGGCCTCGGCCACGACAGCGCCAGCGTCACCGAGATCATGAACGACGCCCTCGCATCCGTCAAGGGCACCGCGTTCGGACTGGGCGACGCCGCGACCGTGGCGGCCAGCCTGTCCGCCTCCGGCGTCAAGGAGGGCGGACAGCTCACCAAGGTCCTCAAGACCGTCGCCGACACCGCGCAGATCAGCGGCAGGAGCCTGACCGACATCGGCACGATCTTCGGATCGGTCGCCGCCCGAGGAAAACTCCAGGGCGACGACATGCTCCAGCTCATGTCGAGCGGCATCCCCGTCCTCCAGATGCTCGGCAAGCACCTGAACAAGACCAGCGCCGAAGTGTCCGACATGGTCTCGGACGGCAAGATCGACTTCCAGACCTTCGCCGATGCCATGCAGGAAGGATTGGGCGGCGCCGCCCAGAGCGCCGGCACCACGTTCGCCGGCGCCCTGGCCAACGTGAAGGCCGCGTTGAGCCGACTCGGCGAAACCGCGGCCACGCCCGTCCTCAACGGCCTGCGCGGACTGTTCAACCAGGCCATTCCACTCATCGACGCGTTCACCGCGGCGGTGTCCCCGACTTTGGAGAAGGTCGGCGCGGGATTGCAGAAGGGATTGGAACAGGCCATCCCCACGGTCACCGCCTTTTTCGACAAGCTCGGCAAAAGCCAGACCGTCCAGCAGTTCGCCTCCTATCTCGCTTCACTCAAGGATGATCTGAAGGAACTCGGCTCATCCCTGTCGGGAGCTGCCGGAGCCGTTTGGAACGTCATCTCCGGACCGCTCTCCGAACTCTACAATCAGGCGAAAGGACAATTGCCCGCAATCGCTGACGGATTCAAAACGCTCCTGCATGCTGTGTCAGGTCTTCTTGACTACGTGTCGGGCCACGCGGACGCCATCATCCCGCTGGCCAAGGGAATCACCGCGTTCGTCCTCGCCAGCAAAGGCATCGGCGCGGTATCCGCCGGCTTCAAAGCATTGCCAGCCGCATTGGACGGCATCAGCAGAAGCGCCACTGGAATCACCACAGCGGCAAAAGGCATCTCTGGATTCGTCAACCTTGCCACCGACCTCGGCGGCATCGGCCCGGCATTGAAAGCCACCGCAGGCAACTTCGGCATCGTGCAGACAGCCGTCGGAACGTTCAGAACAGTCGCCACCGCGGCGCGAACCACATGGGGACTGTTCACAGGACTCCTCGCCGCGAACCCATTCGTCCTCGTCATCGCAGGCATCACCGCGGTCGTGGCCGCGCTGACATGGTTCTTCACCCAAACCGAAACGGGCAAACAGCTCTGGAACAGCTTCGCCACATGGTTCACGGGAATCTGGAACCAGATCAG